TGTTAATTCCACGCTGGTCTCAAGTAAGCAAGCATTGCTTGACGACGTGCATCAATCTCGCCTGGCTCATTGGCAACGGTATTTGCCTTGCCATCGTTAACAAGGTGAGGAGCAGGAGTAAGTTGAACCTGTGGAGCGTTTCTAACGACCATGTACTGTGAGACGCCGTTGATGACTACAGGGCGTGCTGACATCTGGCGTTGAATACCTGACATGTCATTCATGCCTTCAGGCCAGAAGTACATGGATGGCTCAATGCGCTCACCCTTGTGGACTCCACGTTGATAGGCTTTCTGATTGACACGAGATTTGATCGAATCCAAAAGGCGATCATCACGCCGTGAACGAATAGTGCCAAGATAACCATCAGGATATTCCGCTGACGGAACCCTGCCCACACCAATGCGAGAGGCATCCATTTCATCACGAGCAACAGGTGTTCCTGCACCACCTTGGTTGTTATAGCCATATAGACCATTACCACCAATAGATTGCCAGTTCTGTTGTGGAGAAAAATTATTGACGCCACCAGCCATTAGACACCTCTATTTCGGCGGTTCTTTGCGATCGTGGCGTAAACCTCGTTGATAGAGATTGGCTTGCCGTTGTTTGTGGCACCACGACTAATGTGTGCCTGCTCTGCAAACTCCTGTGCACGAGGCTTTGGAGACATGCGCTCTGCTTGACTTGTTTGGTAGGTGTTCTCTCTAAACTCTGGGTTAGATTCAACTCCAGGAACTTTACGACCAAAGTAAACGTTGCCACCTTCTGGGCGACGAATATCTGCGCCACCATAATCGTAGCCAGCAATCTGTTTATCACGCACTCCTGCTTTACGAGCAGTGTCAAGAGTCTCATGTCGACGACTTACGTCCTGGAAGATCTTATTGCCTTCCTTCCAAGCACCCTGGTAGTCAGAGCCTGTTGCTTGTACTTCATGCTCTTTAGCATAACGGCGTGCTTGATCTGCTGTTAAAGGAGGATTAGAGATCTCTTCTGCACCAGGAATAGATACCATGATAGATGGCAATGGTGGCTTTTTAAATGTTTGAAAGTTACGACTAGCGCCGCCTTCGTTTGCTTGATTAGCAAACTCTTGATGACTGATTGCATCACTCATCGTTGCGACCCATTCCACGGTCTGCCTTTGGAATAGGGTTGCTACTAGATTCGTCACCCCAACTTAAATTGCTACCCATGTTGCGCTTACCTAGGGGTGCTCCCATAGGACTCTTCCAACTCGTGGCAGCACCAAGTGACGTATTGGTTGAACTGCTATAAGGAGACGGAGATGAAACTTCCGAACTCCCCTTAAATTGAGTAGAGGAGATTGGAGAGGACATTAGTAGGCGGTATTCATTCCTGCATCAAAGTCTGGAGCCTGACGACCCATGACTGATGGAATGGTACGAGCGTTAGCCATGGTTGGTCCAACCTCTGCCTGATGTACTGCAGGGAAGTTCTGACCGATTACATAGCGAGCACCCATGCGCTCTGATGCAGCAGCGTTGTTAACAAGAACATTCTTCTTGTTAGCCTTGCCACCTGCAGTTGGATCGCCTGCCTGTGTGTTCTTCTTACCCATAAGTGTTCCCTTAAGTGGAGCACCGCTGATATTTGCAACGCCTGACATCTGACCAACGTACTTACGTGGTGAGTTAGCGTGCTCTGCAGAAGCGATAACTTCTTCAGGTGTCATTGAATTTCTGCTCATGCTTTTTCCTGCCGCTTCTATGTGGGAAGAGGGTGCGCCCATGCGACGACGCATTGCGTGACCCATTGATGTCCAAGATGCCATGTTGACTCCTTAATCTAGGTACAAGGATACGTCTGAATTAGTTGGCTGTAATGGCAAAAACGATTGCTGAGATTTCCCCATCACGAGATTCAATGGTGGTAAACCCTGGAATACAGGTGAGATCCATACCTCGTGGGGCTACATACCCTCTAGCGATGGCGATGGCTTTAACTGCCTGATTGACGGCTCCAGCACCAACGGCACGGAGTTTTACTTCCTTTTTGTCGTAGATTGCGTGGGCAATGGCTGAGGCTACGCTCTGTGGGTTAGATGATGCGCTAACTCGTAGAAATGGTTCTTCAGTAGGTAGTACTTCTGTGTTCAATTGTTAGTCCTTTTAGTCGGTGTTGTGTGCCACTCCCGAACTAAAGGGTAGGGCTAAAGGCGAGGTTGGTCTCGGTATTTAGCGTCTGACATTTGTTCAACGACTGCTTTTTCGGTTGCATCGATTGACTGTTGAGATACTAACCTTGCTAAGGCGTAGGAGTCAGCAGCATTATCGTCATTAAACTCGATGCCCCATCTCTTGTAGATCTGCATCAGCATTTCTTGTTTTTTGGCGTTTCCCTTACCTGTTGCATATTTTTTGAGGGTCATAGGTGGAACCTTGAGGGGAAAACGGCGTGGGTCTTCCTCGTCATAGTGATCAAAGATTGTAAGGCGGACTACAGCCGATAACTCACCTAGGACTAAAGCGGCATGGCTGGCAAGGACTGTACCTTCTAAGGCTAGGTCTACAACATCCCAGTGCTCGTCTGCGTAGTAGAGGTTGTCTGATAGCCATTGACGGATGTCAGCAAGTCTTTCAATCCCAAAATATGGAGATTTGTATACCCACGTGATGTAATTAGTGGGAATTGTTGTGTCTAAAATAGTTAACGCAAATCCAGTTAACGATTGATCAATTCCAATAGAAACTTTTGAGTTTCTAGGTATTGGGTTACCTTCAATCAGTTTTGTTGGCAAGTAGGGCATCCATTCGTTGTTGAACTAGTAACTCTAGTTCTTCTATGGTTCCCCCGTTGTGCAAAATCTGATCTACTTTGTACCCATCCATACTAGACTCAGATACATGGGAATTAACTGCCTCAACTCCTGGGCGTTTAACTCTCCAAAGTTGTCCGTCCGTTTGTTTGATGATGGCTGCTTCATTTTCAAACCGAACATCAGAAATAACATACTTGTTAGTCTTGTCATTGACTTTGCGCAAAACCGCATTGACCCATACGTCTTCACCAAGTGACGCTCTAGAACTTACGCCCAGTTCTTGAAGCAACCTACGAATTTCAGGAAACATAATTTTGGCTTTATCCCAGCCATAGGCGTTTACAACTCCTTGAACCGTAAACCCACTGTCTTTAACAATTGGATTCATTTCCCATAATATGGAACGAATGGCATCCGCAAATGCCACTCGCTTAAATCCATATTTGGAAGTCAGTATGCTTGCAACTGAATCTTTTCCTGATTGTGCGTAACCGCTTAATCCAATGATCATGACAGGGAAATATACCTACCTGATAAGAACGAATTGCTAGTAGGAATTGATTTGGAAATCATCCATGCATATGTAGATGCAAAAGTTCCTTGATTGTTTAAAGCCCACCACGCTGACATTGCTGCAGTTGCGTTTGATGTTCCTACCAAAAATTTCGTTGTTCCATTTGGCTCTGTTACATACCAACGTGCATTGAGGTAAAAACTAGTTTGAGAATTTCCATTGCTGTAGTTAGCGATGGTTGGTTGAGCATTGACATCGTAGGGCTTTCCACTTGAACCAGGGTCAGGATTGTCCGTTGCTCCAATGGATACTGCCTCTGGTAAACACGCAATAGAAAACATTGAAGTTCTATTGGAGTTATTTCCTGTTGCAGCAATCACTGCTACATCTGCAGCCTTTAATGCAATCAAATCTGCCTCTGTTCCAGCAGGAACTTGGCAACCAGCAAAGAGTGCACCTTGTGAGACGTTAACAACTGTGATGTTGTACTTAACTCGGTTTGCAATAACCCAATCAAGAGCCATTTTTACTGCAGTATTTGTATAAATGTAAGGGACGTTAGGACTAACAATTCCTACAATACGAATAGGAATTAAATTAACTGATGGATTAACTTTTTGAATAATAGATAACATCTCGGTGCCATGTACCAAGTTTGCATTGGTTCCAACGTTTCCTGTGTTGGCTGCCCCTGGACCATCCATCTTACGCTGACCGTTAGGGCAGTTGTTGTACTCAAGAATGCACACTTCATCCACAATGTTGGTAAACAGTGCGGTGTTAACTCCCGAATCAATCACGGCAATTGCCTGTGGTTGTGCAGCATGAGCAGGAGTAACAACTCCCGCAATAAGTATTGCTATTACAAATAACTTCTTCATAAATCTCTCCTCATTCTCTCGGATGTTCTCCGAGTTATTTCCCTCGAAACCAGAGTGATATCCCGCTCCTGGTTACCCAGCATCATCTCTAGTAATTTACGATAAGCATACTTCTCATCGTAGTCATCCCGCAACTGGTTGATCTCTGGGTCGGTATCAATCATGGCTTTCATGAGCGTGACCGTGGTTCCTTTAGGGGATGTTTGCGTCTTGGTGATGAGCATCATGCTCTCTGCGTACTCCACAGCCCTTGTAGCCTTTTTCTCAGCAATTTGAGCCTGAGCCAACTGTGAAGACATATAGTCTGCCCAACCAGTTAGTACGGTAAACATCTCTGCCAACTGATCACTACTTAGTGCTGTGATGTCTGGAGGTAGTTTGGCTTGCTCGTACTTAGGCTCTGGTAGTTCCCAGCCCTTTGTGACTAAGGAATCAAGTTGCATTGCTTGCACCCGCTTACTGGATCGTTGTTGCAGTCTGGTGAAACCCCAGCCTCAACAGCCTTAATGACTTTCTCTGCTTTGTGGAAGACTCGTTCTACGATCTCGTAATCAGCCTTGACAGTAAACTCTTTATAATCCTGGTCTGCTTTTAACTCGTAGATAAAAACAATCTCATTAGGTGCTTCGTCGCCATACATACGGCGAGCCAACTCAAGATACATCTGACCCTGCAACAAGTGACCACGGAAAGGACGACGGATGTTCTTCCATGCCTTTGTTAGATCACCATCTGCATCACGCAAAAGATCTGGTGCTTCAAAGCGGAGAGTGCCAGCACCAATGGATTTGATCTCAATAAGGGTGTCTTCACCAATGCCCTTGATCCAGCCATCAGTATGTCCTTTGATACGAAGAGCGTCATCGTACAAAGTGACTTCCTTGTACTCCATAGCATCTGTATTGCCGCAGTTCTCACAAGCAGGAGAGATGCCAGTAGTGTGACGATCACAGCGTTGGCATTGGAACTTGCCGTAGAGCACTCCCATATCTCTAAAGCGGTTCTGCCACTTCTCATGGATGGCATGACCTTCATCAAAGATGTTCTGTAAACGCAGGCTTGGCTTCTCTGTCTTTGGCTCTCCGCCTGTCATGAGGTAATAAGAATACTTAAGACAAAAGTCAGCCTTGATGATCTCAGAAGGGTGAAGGACAGTTGTGCTGCGATCACCTCGTGGTTGCTTCAGTAGGTGACGCTCTACATCGCCAAGAAGTCTAGAGTCTGTCTTCTTTGCATCTAAGAACTTCTTTAGGTCGTTAACCATTAATATTCCTCACTGAATATGTAGTCTTGCAAAGTAAGAGTTGTCTTCTTTGTTTTCTTCAAACGTTGGTACTTACGAACAAAAGCATTTCTTTCACGATGACTTAAGCCGCCCCAAATACCATGCGGTTCTTCACGCTGAACTGCATCCCATAAGCACTCTTGTCGAACAGGACAATGGTTCTTGCCTGTCTCTCCAAAGCACATAGCCTTAGCCTGTGCTGCAAGTACTTTGTATTGTTCCTTATCCCGTGGTGGGAAGAAGATGAGGGTTGTTTCATCCTGTCCTTGACAACGTGCATCGTATCGCCAAGAGTAGTCTGGTTCATCCATTAGACTGTAGTTTCTCTCTCATCTCTAGGAAGTCATCTTCGGTTAATAATACATAGTTGTTATTATTTAGGCTAATTCCCAGTACTGGCATGCGACTGTCAATGATGGCTTCTGTAACAATCTTCTCTAATATATCTGCTTTAAGAGAGAAGGACTTCTTGCCAGTCCACTTGTGTTCAATCAATAGATCGTCAGATCGCACATCACCTTTACGGGACCAAAATGCGCCAGAAGCAGCCGTGGTCTTGCCACCGACTGCTTTAGCGATTCTTTTCTCGTGCTTTTGGGACTGTTTCTGTCCTTCACTCTTCAAGTTCGACTTTGCCTTCCTCATACCCACGGATGATCTTGGGTACTAGGTAAAAGAGTGCTTCTCTCCAGAAACAAGAAGAACAACCACAGAAGAGTTCATTAGATAGCGTCTCTGCAACAGTGTCTTCTGACCCATCCCAAACGGCTTCAAAGAGCATGTCTGTGTAGTCCTCTACACCCTTTTCTAGGTCTTGAGCCCACTCAGAGTCATTGATGACAAACTCACGATCACTCATCTGCTTCTCCTACTGGGTTGTCTGTTGATTCTAGGACTGCTTTCTGCAACTCTTCTTTTAGATCTACTTCTTCACGGATACTGGAGATAACAGGCTCGATTCCCTGCCACTTTCTTTCGCCGTAGTAGTACCAACCACCTTTACGATCAATAAACCCTTTGATTACTGCAAGAGAAGCAATTTCTTTGGCAAAATCAAACTCTCCTGGGGCACAATCGCCGCCTTCTGCAAAGTAATAGTCAAAGTACGCAACACGCTGTGGTGGTGCAGTCTTGTTTTTGAGTGTTCGTACTTTAATTCTTTGACCCACTCGAACTTTATTCTGACCTGTACCGACTTCGATCCATTCGTCTCGCTTAACCTCACATCGAGTGAAGAATGCGTAATTCTTACCTTCTCCTCCAGGGGTTGTTCGGGGGTCTCCATGCATGACTCCGATCTTCATACGGTATTGGTTGATGATCAAGCCAAGGACTGGGCGTTCATCCTCAACCAATGACCGCTTCATCGCTGTCCCGACAACTCTAAAGAACTTGTTAGTAAGCAAGGCTCCACGACCAACAGTGGCCTCTGACATGTCTTTTTCCATCTCTGGAGCGGGAGAGAGGGCTGGTAGCGAGTCAATAACGATTGCATCTACAGACTTTGATTCTGCAAAGTCAATGACTGCTTGATACGCCTCTTCCATGATAGAGGTTTCAATGACAATAACTCGTGAAGTATCTACGCCACACATCTCTGCGTATTCGGGTACCCACTGCTCTGCAGCCACCCATACGGTAAGGTGTTCTGGGTTCAGTGCTTGGTTAGCAGCAACCGTCTTAAGGGCAAGAGCAGTTTTTCCGTGAGAAGGTTCGCCAATAAGTTCGTTCCATTGATTACCAGGGAACCCACCGCCCAACACATAATCCAAAGTTGTAGAACCAGAAGTAATCCTAGGAATAAGATCAGAGCGAATATCACTAGCCATAACGACAACATTGTCTCCAAACTTCTTGTTAAGGAGAGCCATAACTTTTTTTGCGTCATCATTCATTTACCGCTCCTAATTCATATATCTTGCAATCACTGATTGTGATCTCAATAAACTCTTCATTTTTAGTGTAGATAGTATCTTTGCGTACTATGGGCGCAGTTAAAAACTGCTGACCAGAGATGATAAGCACATGGGTTCTTTCATGGTTTAGCATGGCAAAAAATGAATCTTCGTTTGCAAACTTTAACTTACGCTTGGGGAAATGCACAGTACTGAAGGGGAATGTCGCACCCTTCCAGTTGTGTTTTACCTCTACCTCATAAAAGAATCTGTGCTCATCGGCTGTGTCACAGATGATGTCAATGCCGTACTGATCAGGGTTAACATAGGCGTGCTGTTCATCGTCAGTGTTTAACCAGTCAATGATCAACTGTTTAGCATCGTCGTTCTTTGCATACAGGTCTGGACTAAACGGTTTATGAACCATCACTAGATTTTCTGCCCCTGTGAGTTGTACCCATCTGGCATTGGATTAAACCCAGAAGTACCAGAGTTTCCTGTGGCGCTCTTTACTCCGCCTTCAACCTTTGCACCTGTTAGTGCGCCGTAGCGAGAGCCTGACTGCATAACAGGGTAGCCACAGTCATAGCACCGCAAAGCAATGTTTGGTTGTGGTGACATGTAGTTACCACCACCGCACTCAGGGCATGGAACGTTTTGATTAGCACTCTGTGCTTTTGAGACATCAGGTTGCATCGGAGTTGGTGCGTACCGTGTCATTGGCTGCTGCGATTGCGGCATTGGGATATCTTGTCGTGGCTGTTGGGCTGGCGCAGGTTGCGTGCCTAACTGTTTTGCCCACCAATCGGCATTACTCATTTTCCATCTCCCCACTTGTCTACGATCTTTGCTTCAGCAATAAGAGGCACAATGATCTCTGGAAGTTTGATGCCTTCCATAGACTCCCGAATTGCTTCGGCTGCTTCTTCTGCTAGATCTTCACGTGCCACTGTAACTAATTCATCATGTACAGTCAAAACGACATTCACATCTGGCTCATCTAAAAAGCAAGAATGTGCCCGAACAATGGCGAGTTTCATCAAATCTGCAGCAGATCCTTGAATCATGGTGTTAAAGGCCTGACGTTCTGCTCTAGCCTTTAGCCCCTTATCCCCACTCTTAAGGTCTGGGATATAACGGCGTCTACCAAAGATGGTCTCAACATATGGAACAGAACCATTGGCTACTGCTTGACGGATGACCCTTCCTCGATATTTTTGGATATCACTAAATTTTTTGGTGAAGTCATCTAGCAACTTACGAGCCTCTGTCACAGTACACCCAATGCTTTGGGCAATTTTATCTGGACCAACGCCGTAGGCAATAGAGAGAACCAAAACCTTTCCTGCTTTACGATCTACACCCATCGTGTTACCGATAGTTGTGTAGATATCACCACCTGTTAGGTAGTTCTCTACCATGATGGGGTCTTTAGAGAACGATGCAATGATGCGTGGTTCAATCTGCGAGTAGTCAGCAACGATTAACTTGTAGCCTGGAGGAGCAACAAAGAGGTTACGAATCAACTTGCCGTACTGTCCGCTACTGGGGATGTTCTGCAGGTTTGGCTCAGAAGATGAGAATCTACCTGTCTCAGCACCGTGGGCTTTAAAGTTCGTATGAACCTTGCCCTTAACCATGAGTGACTTTTTGTTTACGATCTTAGACTTACCTAAGTTAGTTCGAGTGATGTCTCCACCAAGGTAAGGAACTACATAGGTTGTCATCAGTTTGTTGAGGTCTTGGTACTCAAGGATGGCATCTACTAACTCATCCTTGGCTCGATAGAACTCAAGAGCATCTGCTGATACTGAGTAATGATGGATGGTTAACTTATCTGGGTTGGCTGAGGCAACCTCTTGACCCTTTGTAGTCAGTGCTATACGGATTTTGAGATTAGGCTTAATCCCACGTCCACCCTCTTCTTTGGGCGAAAAGAGAAGTTTTTGCTTCTCCTGTACCGAGTTCATGGAGAAGGCTTTACCTGCTAATTTATAGGCTTTGCCCTTAGCAAGATCCAAGTCAATCTCGATTCGCTTCTGTAGTTTCTTCATCTCTTCTACATCAATGGTCGCACCAGCCAACTCCATGTCACAGAGGGCTGCTACAACGTCCATCTCTAGCCCCCAGACACGCTGTAGGGAGCCTGTAAGTTTAGGAGACAAAGACAGATACAACTGCCATGTGGCATCAGCATCTAGGGCGGCGTACTTAGCAACATCAATGAAAGAATGCACCTCCACCTGTGCTCCTACACCTTTTTCTACATGAAGTTTTAGTTCACGCTTGGCGCAGTCTGCAAGGCCTAATGAGTTCTTAGTTCTGTTGTCAATAACAAACGAAGCCATCAAAGTATCAAAGAAAGGCTTCTTAGGAACAACACCACGGTAATACTTAGCGATTGACTTTAAATCAAACTTAATGTTGTGACCGATCTTTAACTTGTCGCTAAAAAACAACGGCTTTAATGCAGCAAACACATCTCCTGGTAGTAACTGTGCAGGAGGTGCGCCAAACACTGGACGCCACTTGGCTTGGTTCTTTGAGTAGTCAGCATCGGTAAGTTCTTTACCCTTTTCAAGTTTGCGTTGACCACTAAGAAGAAGATCTTTATCCCAGTGCAGGAACTCGCCATTCGGATGTCCCATAGGAATAACATCTACACGACCCTCTGTTGCCATAGAGATCCAGAGGACATCGTTTACTACTGGTTGGATGCGGTTATCGCCAACAGTTTCTACGTCAAATGCAAAGGCAGGTTTCTTGGAATAATACTCAACAAGATCTTTTAGTTGTTCTTTAGTTGTAATGATGTTCATGTTAATCCCCTCAGATTGTTGGTGTAAGGGGAGCCTGGAAACGGAGTACAGACTCCCCCTACTTGGAAGCGCTTACGCTATAGAGCGAGCAATTTCGAGCATTTCGGAGCGAGGGGTCTCACGAATTACTTCTGCTGTGAAGGGAACAGCGCTTGCTACTAACTCTTGAACGACAGAATCGTCCAACTTCCATTCCTCTTCTAGATCACGACCACGAACATAGTTCAAGTTATATGAAGTTGTTGGGCCTGTGCCTAGACGAGAAACTTCCCAGAACTCTCTTGAAAGAGGTCCCTTGCGATCATCTTCGTTGATCTTACGAAGTTGACGTACGAGTAGTGGTGGTGCTGTGAGGATCTGAACCCCAGTTACATCTCCACTAAGGACAGTAATGTTAAATGCGAACTTGCCACGAGGCTTGTCCCCTAGAACATCACACATTGGGCAACTATCGCCCAAGCAAACAAAGGACTTCTTACCCTTTGGGCGTTCGATCCAGTGCTGCTCGTATACAGCAAATGGTGCGTCTTCAAGGAACTTAATTAACTGTGGTTCCTCGGTGAAACGGAAGTCAGTTGGAAAATCTCCGACTGCTGTCTGAATGCGGTCATCGACTGCATCCCAGCCCTTCTGGACTGTGGTTCCAACTTTAGGTTGGATGTCTTCACTATCTGATTCAAGATAGTCTGCTGCGTCAACTGCTGGCTTTGTAATTGGCATAATCGGCTTTCTGGTAATGAGGCCTATTGGCTCTCTTGGTTTGTTATGTCTTGCCAACGCTTTACTAGAGCGTCCGTAAGATCATCATGTTGATTCCACTCAACACGGGCTGATCCTAGCAGACCCCGACGATTAAACTCGTCAACGGTTGCTTCTATGAGCGCTCTGGTATAGACCCGATTTCCTCCAGTCTTCTTACCCCCAAGGGTCTTAGACCGAAGTCGATACGGGGCACGGGGTATGTAACCTTTGCGTTCCCATAGTCGGACAGTGACAATGGTTTTTTCCAATGCAAGTGCAAGTGCACTGATTGTAAAGACCTCTGTCTCTTTTCCACCAAGCGTTTTGATGATGGGATTTTCATCCCACGCACCTTCCTCAACGTCTTTGCGTTGAGAAACTTTTGGATCTGGTTCTTTGCGCTTCTTCTTTGATCCAGGAAGATACTCAAGATCAGCAAATGCTTTGAGGATCTCGTCGTCCCCACGCAATCCAGCCATGTTACCTCTTATTCATTACGAGTGCCCACACAACATTTTGTGGGTACATCTCATCAATTTCTTCCTCGGTCAACTCATCGCTGTACAACGCTGCCATCAAAGCATCTTCGTCTACAACACGAATAGTCTTATAAAGTTTATCTTCTAACCCTTTTGCAGTGATCATCTCTTCAGCAACCGCTTCGTTGATCTTGCGAGTAACACGGCGTTGTTTTATTACTGAACCAAAGCCTTCGATCTCAGTATCGAACTCAATAACAACATTGCCTTTGCTGTCAACTTCGCCTGACTCATCAATGGTTGCAAAGATCTCTTCACGGAGTTCGCTTATCTGCTTCTCCATATATTCTTTCTGCTTCTTTAGGAAGGCGTATTCCTTTGCCTTTCCTTCAAGGCTGTCATCAGCAGTACGAGGTTCTACAGGTTTTACTCTTGCCATTGCCACTCCCTCATGGTCTGGATTTCTGTAGGAACCCTATCAGACTTCCTACGGTTAGATCAATTCCGCCTTTAGCATTGATGCCTTGTCCATCCATAACAGCATCTGCTACAGCGTTCTTCTGTTGGAGCATATCATGCTGGCGTTCTTCGATCGAATCTCGGATCAGCATGTCTTGGATAGTTATTGAAGGCCAACGACTAGAGGCTCTCTTAATGCGCCCATTCCTCTGTACTGATAGACCAGCACTCCAAGGCAGGTCGTAGTTTACCAAGAGGTTGGCGTTAGGAAGGTCAACTCCATACCCGCCAGCATCTGATGAGATAAACACACGGCATTCGGGATCAATAAGAAACTTTTGTTTGCTCTTTTCTTTCTCTTTAGCATTCATACTGCCTGTGTACAGGGTTCCACCAACCAAATCCTGTATACGTGGCAACATACCAACATAGGAAGTGAAGATAACTACCTTGGCATCAGGATCTGTATCTAGATGGTCATTAACATAGGTCTTTAACGCATCCAGTTTAGGTTGCTTCATGTTTGCTTTGACTAGCCCACGTTCTTTTAAACTAAAAGCGTAGGCGCTACCTTCACCTAATCCTTTTTCAAAAGACTCAGCACTAGTGTGCAACAACCCTGGATGATCACAAAGCATTCTAAGAGCGGTGATCTTGCTCATGATAGAGCCACGCATCATGTCTGCAGGACTTCCTGGCTTGTGTTCCAATCCGTAGTGCGCAAATAAAGAGAACCCAGCACCAAGCAGTTGCGATGCTTCTACTAACTCCTGTGTAAGTTCCTCTGCTATGTAGTTGTACAGATACTTACCTTCTTTATCCAGTGCAACAAACAGAGGATCTCGATGCAAGGTATCTGGCAAGTACGGAGCAACATCAGGGTCTGTCTGTACTTTACGAACTGATGAGGACTGCATCTTCTGATGAAAGATAGGAAGGTTTCTATACCTTTGTACTCCACCAAAATGATTACG